CGCACCATGGGCCAGCACAAAATCTGGTTTACATCCACCAGGTTTCCGGTGCTCTTTGCCCCGGGCAGATCCGAATACTGACGGACCCCCTCCGCGCCGGTGTCAATGTCCACCAGTGCCTTGCCTCGGAACAGGCCGTCGATCCCTTCCGCCTTAGTGGCCATGATGGCCGCGACGGTGGGAATATGCGAGTAACCAGGGGCGCAGATCAGGTCCGGGATCACCCCCACTGCGTTCATGCACGGTTTCTGTGTACAGGATGGTGTAATCCTCATCCCGGATCAGCTCACTTTCACCGCCGGACACTTTGACAGTGGAGCCGATGGTCCCGAAGGGCAGGACGGCCTTGTGGTCCGTGACTGTGTACTCTTTGGATTCCGACGCTGTCCTCATGCTGTCCAGGTCCAGGACATTGCAGAAGATCACAGGCTGACAACCAAAGAGCCGGAAGTGGGCGTACATGAACTCGCAGAGGGTGTAGGTTTTCCAGTCCTCTGTGTAGCCCAGCTTTTCCACAGCTTCCGCCCAGCTGGTACACAGCACCGGCACGTTGGCCTTTGCGGGGTTTGCCGCCGTGTGGACCGGGGCCAGCCCCACCACATACGGGATTCCCGACGCGGCCACCATGGGCGTGGATATTGCGGTTTCTTCTTCGTTGACGTATACGCCGTGTTTATAAGACATTTCTCATTCCTCCTTTACGAACATTACTGGCTGGAAACTCTCACAGTAGCCTGCAGAAGCATCCGTGGATAGTTCGGGTCATAATCGAAAATAATTCGATAGCACTTATCCAAGCCTAACGTCTTAATGAACTCAGGCAAGGTGGCTAGATTTTCTATTTCTCCCGGCTTGTTGATCCATGTGCTGCTCCACTGCCCAATCTCCTGGTATCCAAAATGCTTCATGACCTCGGATAAATACGGGCCATGAGCTGCGGATATAATTTCTTCTCTGGTCAGCCGGGTGCAATTCTCGCTCGGCTGACCACTACACATTTCCAGCCCCATCCATTCCACCCCCCAATTTCCCTGCAACTTTCCTGCAATTCTCATACAAGGCGGTTCCGGGTGTTTTTGCTTTCAGCCTGTCCAGTGGCAGGCTGTCCCCGGAGACGATCAGGGACTTCACCAGGGGCTGCGCCTCAATCGCCGCCGCTGCGGCCTGCCACGCCTCCGCTCGGCTGCCCGGTAGGATGGTTCCATGCTGGAGCAGGCCCGGCAGGGACGGCCCGATATAGCACCAGAATCCCGCCTCACATCGTTTGTCCTCATCCTTCCTGGACAGGTAGGCGGGGATCTCTTCCGCCGGTGTGGGGTCCGCCTCCACCGTTGGTACAGCCTCTCCCAGAACGGTTCCGGTTTCCTCCGGGTTGTATGTTTTCTTCGCCATATCAATCAACCTTTCTTGTGATGCCCGGCAGTTTCCAGGTGGAAACCACCTCCCCTATGTAGTAGGGGGCCGCATCGTCTGGGTATACCAGCGTATCCAGGCCAGCGGATAGGTCCAGCTTGAACTGCTTACCAATCACCACCTGCTCCAACAGGGCGATCCGCACCCTCTCCATCAGGCCCAGCAGAGCCAGACTGCCCTCCTGTCCGTCCTCGTGGTATACGCAAAAGACAGAGCGCACCACCGCCTGCGCCTCCGGCTGGAAGTCTCCCGGCTTCTGGGTGTCCTTCCCGGTTACGATCTGATGGAGGATATAGGGTGCTTTTTTCACAGCCGCCCCAGCCTCCGGCAGGCCCATCAGGTATATCTTGGCGGGCCTTGGCAGCAGGGATTCCCCGTCGCCTTTCTGCCGCCTGACGGGCAGCAGAACGCCCTCCGTGGCCTCCTTGGTCACATCCCGCAGGCGTTCCAGCAATACCGTTCTTGTCATGCCTTATCCTCCCCAGCCATTGAGGATCCGCAGGATTTCATGCTCCAGGCGCTCCTCGAATTTCTCTGCGGCCTCTTTGGAAATCTTCTGCAGGACTTCCTCGCTGCCGATCATCTGTGGTACAGATGATCCCATGATCTCCTTTAGTTCATCCCCGCCGGTAGAGGTAGCGCCGCCGGTTCGGCGGAAAATACCCGTATGGCCAGACTTCATGGTTGCTACGAACGCCGTCCCAAATTGCTTCGGGCCTGTAGATTTTAGCTGGTGCCCTCTGGCCGCTACACCGGGATGCACAGTTTTCCACTGGCCTTTGACTCTCGCCCGTACCAGTTCTTCCGTGCGGGCATCCCCTTTGGGGGAGGAGCCGTCATAGCGCCACAGCGGGATTTTCTGGCCACGGAAGTGGATCATAGCTTGTACCCCATTGCTGTGCGTATAGCGGACCGTAATATTTTGGTTTGCCCGAATATTCCCGGCAGAAATGGCATACCGCTCTCGAATCGCTTTCACGCTGTTTGCCCGGATGTGCGACACCGTTCGGTTCATGGCGCTTTTTACGGCCCTGTCTATCCCGTCCGGGACCCCGGCCAGGAGCTTCTGCGCCCGCTCCACGGTCTCCTGGCCGGTGATTTCCATGCGAATGATGCTCACTCTTCGATTGCCTCCAATTCCAATCGCAACATTCCCATTTCATCGTGGGAAGCAGCGATGTAGTATGCGCGGAAAAATCGCTTGTCCTCTGGGTCGCTGATCTTGATTTTTTGGCCTTGTTCCGGCTGCTTTCCGCCTAGGTACGCTGTGGCGCAATGCAAAATAACGCTGACTTGGTACAATCCGGCGGCACTGTCTGACCGCCCACCGCCAACTCCGCTTCCGGCGGATACTGGCTGCCGCTCCAGTTCGTCCGGCCCTTCCAGAACAAGTGGAATATCTTCGCAGGTTTCTCCGTCATACAGGACTGTGTGCCACTCAGCAAATTCATTTTCATTCAGAAATACTTCATAAATATCCCGCTGGATAGCCTCCTTGAATGTCACAACTGTTTCCTCTTCTCTTACATAGTTTTCATTTTTTCTCACATAGTCTTGACTTTTTTTCGCTAATCAGGTTTAATGAATGTGTGTGAATAATCAACATCAACCCGAAAAAGTCAGCACAGGAGGATGAGAAAATGGAACACACTCAGGTGAATATGTTTGAAGCTCCGGCATCTAATCTTGCCCCGTCTGAGCCGGTCTATGGTGCCGATTCCTTCGGGTGTTGCGCATATTATCAGGAATGCTCCAACGCGCGACGTTGCGTAGCCCCCAAGTACAAGGGGCACGAGGAACAGGCGGAACGCTGTTTCTACCGTCGGCATTTAGAATCCGGCCATATTTTCTACGGGAAAAATGCAGACAGTTTTTCCCGCACTCGATACGACCAACTTCTAAAGCAGGTGGATACCCTCTCCACAGACGCCCGCTCGGCCCTTGATGGCATCCTGATAGAGTTTCTGGAGTACCGTCGTGGAATCCGTCAAAGCGTTGTGTGGAATCGCTGCATAGATGAATTGGCCTCCTTGCACCTGTTTTCTTTCCGCCCCCTCGGAGAGGACTTTCCCCCACCTGCTGCAGACTTGTCAAAGATGTATGCGTTGATAGAGGGTGCAGGCGGCGGACCTGCATTTGAACTCGCCAAAGCAAAGCGGACAGCGGAGCGAAAGCCACTCCTGGATGCTTTGGCCGCCGCGAAAAAGAACGGGGATAAAGCAGAGGAATCCCGCCTAAAGAAGGAGCGGGCAAAGATTGATGAGGAAAAGCCTGGTCCCAGAACGTGGGGTTTCCTTCGTGAATGGCTCAACGGCGAAGCAATAGAACTCCGGGACCGTCTGGCATCTCCCTACTGTATGGCCACGCTGCCCACAGATCAAATCCTCTATGCAGAGGAACTTTACCGCGATACGCTCAAAAAATCTTATTGGACCCGGATATACCCGCCGACACCCTACGCGCAGGACGGTCTGCTGTCCGCCGCAAAGTGGAAAGAAGAGGAACAGCGCCGCGTCCAACTTTCCCGTGGACGTTCTGATACACTGCCAGAAAGCGAGGCCACAGAAAATGCTTGATATCAATAAAGCTGATACATGGGTATTGGCCAGTGAGCTTCGCCGTTTGTCGAGTTTCTTTGAGGATAGCCCTATATCGCAATCAGAACTCCTGCTTCGTGTCGGCCACTACTTTTGGGAAAAACGCGAGGGACGTTTCGCATACGAAGCGTATAAACTCGCCGGGAAATCGAGCGCACTGCCAGAAATTATGGTACAAAGCTGAAGATCTGCTCTATCGTTATCGATCAGGGCGGTGAAACCGAGCTGTTGAAGGAGGATTTCGAGCTGGACAAGCAGGAAGAGTATGTGCTCT